AAACTGCTCGCCATCAGCCTGAGTAAGCCCTAAATCATTGAGTGTTACGAACCCGTCCCCCGATTCAAGAAAAATATTTAGCTGCCTTTTCAACTCATCCAGGTCAATTTTCATATTATTCCTTACGCTATCTGAAAAATGTTATTATTTAGCCGAAAGCTGGTTAGTGATTTGATTTTCATAGATTTAACGAGCCTAAAATTCGATCTCTATCAACATGATAGATAATAACCGGAGCAGCGTATGACTGAAACACAAACGGATTTATTTGAGCATGATCCGCAGATCGGGCAGTTACTGGAACACATGGACAAAATCCCGGTTCAGGAACTTGAGCACCAGTGGCCACAGATGCTCGTGGCACTCGTTGATGTGATGGAGGCTGAATTACAGCGTCAGGGTGTTGAAGGTGACGCCCGCGCAATGGCACGTAAGCTGGGCGGTGCACTGTCGCATTATATGGGCGGCCGGGCTTATTATCTGCCATTCGGCGTCAAGATGATGAATGCGCTGCGCGATGATTTAATTTACTGCCAGTTTAATGGCCGCAACCTTGAACAGCTGCGCCGCGAACATCATCTTTCACAGACGCAGATTTACGCCATCATTGCCCAGCAACGCCTGCTGCATACCCGCCGTCGCCAGCCTGACCTTTTCCCTCACTAATCTGCCTGATAACAATCGGCTGCGCTCGAGAGCGCGGATTGTTGTATTACACCGGAATCCCTGACCACAGCGCTGTTTTTTTACTCTGAGTTTGTTAACCCGGATGGAAAAAGACATGCCAAAAATCCCCGCATCACTCAAAGCCTCGCTGCTTGCTGTTGCTATTGTCGGCGGCGGCTATCAGGCAATGACGCCCGTGGTCGTTGAGTATGTCGAAGGCGTTGAATATTACCCATACCGCGACGTGGGCGGTGTACTGACCGTCTGTGCGGGCCATACCGGGGCGGATATTGTCATGCGGCGCTACACGCCCACCGAATGCCGGGTATTACTCAGCCGCGATTTAAAACCCGTTTATGCCGCCATTGAACGCCTTGTGACAGTGCCATTAACCGACTTTCAGCGCACCGCGCTGGCGACGTTCGTTTACAACACGGGCGTGGGTGCGTTCGCCTCGTCCACGCTGCTAAAAAAACTCAATGCCGGTGATATGAACGGTGCCCGTGATCAGATGCGCCGGTGGGTGTTTGCGGCGGGCAAACGCTGGAAAGGCTTAATGACGCGCCGTGAAGTCGAGATGGCAATTTTTGATGTCCGGGGGCCGCATGACCTTCGCTACTAAAGCGTGCCTGCTGTGCATTCCCGCATTGCTGGCCGCAGGGCTGACATTCCGCAGCCATGTTAATGCACTCGAATCACGTAACGCTGCGCTGACACAAGCGCTCCAGCGTGCCGCTCAGGATCGCAATCGCTTCGCATGGCTTCTCGATAGCCAGGAGCAGACCCTGCAGGTATTCAGTACCATCCGTGCCGCCAATCGCGCCGCACGTACAGACGATGAAAGGTTACGTCATGAAACCCAGAACAGGATTACTTCTGCCGTGCTCAGTGAGCCATGCGCTGATCGGGCTGTGCCTGCCGCTGCTGTTAACGGGTTGCATCAACTCGAAAACCACGCCCGCGCCGCAGGTGGTACTGCCCCCGAAAATTGATGCTGAATTGCTGGACGCCACACCCGTGCCGCCTATGCCGGTGCCGTTCCTGTGGCGCAGTTCCCTGCAGTGGAACGCTGACCTGCTGACCGCGATTGGTCAGTGTAACCGGGATAAGGCCAGTGCCCGGCAGCAGGATATGAGAAGGACAGAAATTTATGGAAGACCCGCGTCAGGAGGCTGAAACGCTTCTCCGCGAAATACTGCAACCGCACCGGGGCGCTGATTTGATGCCTCTGATTGCCGTTTATCACCCGCCTGTCGCCTGTGTCCGGTGCAGCAGGCCCATACCGCCCGGCGTGCTGCTGCTGCAACCGATGGCTACCCACTGTCATTACTGCCGCGCAGGGAGACGTTACTGATGGATTTATACGGGCTGTTAAGCCTCTGGCCCTACCTGGTTCCGGTTGCCGGGAGCGCAGCCGTCTGGGTGATGCGCCGCACGTTTGCGGGCATTGAACGCGTTGAACTGCTTGAGAACCGGCTGACTGAAATGGAAACCAAATACGCAAATATGCCCACTGCCGAGGATATGCACCAGATGCGCCTGCGCATGGCAGAACTTGCCGGGGACATGAAGGTGTGCAGTCAGGGCCTGCGTGCGCTGACGCACCAGATTGAACTGCTTTTAGAGAACGCCGTAAACCGGGGTAAATAATGATTGACGATATTCTTACCGAAGACCGCAGGCTTGTGATCCTCCGTTCTTTGATTGACTGCAACCATGAAGCTAACGAGTCCATTCTGCAGGACTGTCTTGACGCTTACGGCCATAACGTGTCGCGTGATGTGGTGCGCGGCCTGCTTGACTGGCTGGCAGAGCAGCGTCTGGTGACGATTGAAAGCCTGCGCGGCTTCTACGTGGTCACCGTGACGGGGCGTGGTCAGGACGTTGCAGAAGGCCGGGCAAAGTGTGCCGGTGTTAAACGCCCGCGTGCCCGCTGAGGTGAGTATGGAAAAGAAACCGACACGCGGACGTGCGAGCAAGGTTGATCTGCTGCCCGAACACGTTCGCAAAACGCTGCATGAGATGCTGCGCGACAGAGCCGTTCCGCAGGCCAGAATTCTTGATGAGATTAACGCGCTCATCGATGACGCGGGATTACCGGACGATTTGAAACTCTCCCGTTCGGGCCTGAATCGCTATGCGACCAGCGTCGAACAGGTGGGGCATAACCTTCGTCAGTTACGCGAGATGACCGGCGCACTCACGGAGCAACTCGGCGATAAGCCGATGGGCGAAACGACAAAGCTCATTCTTGAAATGGGCCGCAGTCAGTTGTTCAAAGCCATGATGCAGCAGGTGGAAAATCCCGACGCCGCCGTTGATATCGACATGCTCAAAAATGCCATGCTGGCCGCACAACGCCTCGAATCAACAGCGATGTCGAGCCACAAACGGGAGAAAGAAATCCGGCTGGCCTTTGCAGAAGAAGCGGCTAACGCCATCGGCGACGAGCTGCGCGGTCAGGATGGCATGAGCGAAGAACTGGAGCAGCGCGTACGTAATGTGCTGCTCGGGAAAGCCTAGTCATGAGTTCTGTCACTAATGATGTTGCACGACTGCAACCGCTGAACCAGCCACGCAAAATTGACTTGCAGGAAGAAGCCAGCAAGCTGGGTGTTACCATCATCACTGAGTCGGACAGGCTTCAGCCCGGTACAGAGCCGGTATTTTTGCCCTATCAGGCCCGCTGGTTTAGCGACGACAGCCAGATTTGTATTGCTGAAAAATCCCGCCGTACAGGTCTGACCTGGGCTGAGTCTGGTCGCAATGTGATGACGGCCGCCCGCAGCCGCAAACGCGGTGGCCGCAATGTGTTTTACGTGGGCTCCAAGCAGGAAATGGCGCTGGAATACATTGCTGCCTGTGCGTTGTTTGCCCGTGCATTCAACCAGCTGGCAAAGGCGGATGTGTACGAACAGACCTTCTGGGACAGCGACAGACACGAAGAAATCCTCGCGTACATGATCCGCTTTCCCAACAGCGGGTTCAAAATTCAGGCGCTGAGTTCGCGCCCGTCGAACCTGCGCGGCCTGCAGGGTGACGTGGTGATCGATGAGGCGGCATTTCATGAATCGCTCGACGAACTGCTCAAAGCGGCGTTTGCGCTGACCATGTGGGGCGCACGCGTTCGCATTATCTCCACGCATAACGGCGTCGATAACCTGTTCAATCAGTACATTCAGGACGCCCGTGAGGGCCGCAAAGATTACAGCGTTCATCGCATAACGCTTGATGATGCGATTGCCGAGGGGCTTTACAAACGTATCTGTTACGTCACCGGGCAAACGTGGTCGCCAGAGGCCGAAAAAGCATGGCGCGATGGCCTCTATCGCAACTCCCCGAATAAAGAAAGCGCCGACGAAGAGTACGGCTGCGTGCCGAAAAAATCCGGAGGCGCATACCTTTCACGCGTGTTGATTGAAGCGGCTATGACCGCAGAGCGCGACATTCCGATCCTGCGGTTTGAATCCCCCGATGATTTTGAGTCCTGGTCGCCGGAGATGCGCGAGGCTGAGGTCAGCGCCTGGTGTGAGAAACATCTGGCCCCGTTACTGGCCGCGCTCAACCCCCGGCATAACCACGCGTTCGGGGAGGACTTCGCACGTAACGGTGACCTGACCGTATTTGTTCCGCTGGAGATCACCGCCGAACTGCGCAAACGCGAGGCCTTTCGCGTTGAGCTGCGCAATGTGCCCTATGACCAGCAGCGCCAGATTATGCTTTTTATCCTCTCACGCCTGCCGCGTTTCATCGGGGCGGCATTCGACGCCACCGGTAACGGCGGTTATCTGGCCGAAGCGGCCCGACTGATTTACGGGCCGGAAATGATTGATTGTGTCCACCTGTCGGTGAAGTGGTACGGCGAGTGGATGCCAAAACTAAAAGGTGAATTCGAAGCGCAGAACCTGACGATTGCCCGCCATCAAAGCACGCTTGATGACCTGCTCAGTATCAAAGTCGTGAACGGCACACCGCAGATCGATAAAGGGCGGACGAAAGATGAAGGCAGTACGGGCAACAGCAAAGCCCGGCGTCACGGCGACTTTGCCGTCGCGCTGACGATGGCGGTGCGGGCGTCGTTCATGAATGGCTACGCCATCGATGAGGACAGCGTGAAAGCCATCCCGGCCAAATCGCGAGCCGATACGCCGGACGACAGCGATGATTATCATGAATATGAAAGAGGTGGCTGGTAATGGGCCGGATTATTGATTTAAGCGGACAACCGTTCGACTTCACAGACGAACTGCAGACCGAGGCCGAGGCACTCGCAATGGTCATGCGCCGTACGCAGGAACACCCTTCCAGCGGTATTACGCCAAACCGCGCCGCGCAGCTGCTGCGCGACGCCGAACGCGGGGATTTAAGCGCTCAGGCCGACCTTGCGTTCGATATGGA